TTAACTTTTAAAAAAATCATTTACTTCTTGTTTATACGTATAAAAAAAACTTGGAATTTGGCTTGGTTCCAATCCTTGTGCTGCGTATTTGCTGATGGATTCGTAGTACCATTTCTGCTTTTCGAATCCTCTTTTAAAGCTATTCCAAATCGTATCTCCTTGCTGATCGTAGCTTTCTTTTAAAGACCGTAAATTGTCTAATTTATCTGCTACAATTAAAGATTTCACTTCAAGAGAACCAGTTTTCACAATTTGAATTGTATGCTGTTTACGTTCTTCCCAGCTTTTTGATTTGTTTTCTGTATGAGCTTCAACAATCCCCGCTACCTCTAAACCAAATCTTTGTACAATTTCTTCGAGTGTTACACTTGTATCTTCTACAGCATCATGCAGATAAGCTGCTGCAATTACTTCTTCACTAAAACCTGCTTTTTCTAAAATATTACCTACGTTAATAGGATGAACAATATAAGGTGTATCAGACAGCTTGCGCATTTGGCCGCTATGAGCGTGTTCTGCATATCTACGTGCTTCTTTTATTAAAGACATCATATTCCTCCACTTTTTATTCAGTATATCTTCATATTATTAGTATGAAGTACATACCTTTAATAATTTTGAAATAACAACGTTTTTTAGTTGTTTTTTTAAATGTTGACCACATTTTGACCACATTTATTAGAAGTTGGTAAACGGCGGGGAAGTAACCAATTGCCGCTTAGCTATGTTCTTGCATGTATTCACTGAATTTCTTAGAAGCATTATTTTTCATTTTATTTGTTACGTGAGCATAAATATCTCCAGTCATTTTAATACTAGAGTGTCCTAGACGTTCTTGAACTTCTTTTAGACTTACACCAGCTTCTAATAATAAAGTAGCATGGGTATGACGCAAATCATGAAAACGGAGTTTAGGAACACCCGATTTTTTGATAATACGATTAAAGATTTTGGCCAGTGTTGCAGAGTTTATGGGTTGTCCATTCTTACGGCTAAAAATGAGGTTTTCAGCACTATATTGAGGTCCATATAGCAATTTAAGTTCGTTCTGTCTTTTTTTATTTTGCATTAATATATGCAATGTTTCATCATCAAGTTTAATTATACGATTAGATGACTCTGTTTTGAGAGAGCCATAGGAATAAGTTCCTCTAAGGTAGGTTTGATTCCGTTGAACATGAAGGGTACCATCCTTAAGATCAACATCTTCCCATTTTAACCCTAATACTTCTCCTCGTCTTATTCCAGTATAAACACAAACAAAAAATAATGCGAAGTAGTGTAGATCCTCATCCTTTGCAAATTGTAAAAAACGATGGATTTCCTCTCTTTTCCATACTGTGTACTTACGCTTTCTCTCTTTAGGTAGATCAACTTTGCGTAAGGGATTCTTTAGAATTAAATCCCAATCAATTGCTTTTTCTAGGGAGGTATTCAAAACATTATAAATATATTTGATATATCCCTCTGAAAGTTCTTGATCTAAAAGGTGATTGAAAAATTTTTGACATACAGTTCCGTTTAAATCCCTTAGTGCTAGGTGACCTAAAATGGGGAGTATACGAAAGTTAATCACATTTTGATAGTGGTCAAGGGTAGTATCTTTAACTTTGCGTTTAGCAGCCATTTCAAGCCATTTAGGTAGATACTGATTTAGAGTCATTTTGTTATCCACAATATTTAATCCATTTTCTAACTGCGTGGATAATTCTTTTGCTGCATTCTCAGCTGCTTTTTTTGTAGCAAAGCCTCTTCTTGTTGTTTGTTTACGTTTTCCGGTTAGTGGATCTACACCAGTTTCAATGGTAAAAGACCATGTATAGCCAGATTTTGCTTTCTTAGATGGTACTTTGCGAAAATAAGCCATTGAATTAAAACCTCCTTAAAAAATATTATTTAGAAGTTGTATCGTTAAACAACTACAGTTAGTTATAACATAAACATCACCTCCTAAAAGGAGAATATACGTTCGTTTTCAGTTTTTAAGAAAGCCTCTGTTTTTTAAAACAGAGGTTATTTATAGCAATAATAAATTGTTTGAATATTTTATTACATGGTAAGATAATAATAACTATGGAGGTGTTAAAGATGAATTTTAACAAATTTAATGATATATTTCATAAAACCTCGAAAAAAATGACTGAGCTCAATAAAGAATATCAGCAAATGTCTCTTAATAACCAAAAAGAAGCAAGTAAAATAAAAGAGTCTATTGAATCCAAATCAAAAGATTTTCGGTCTAAAAGAGAGAGCAGGAAAAAAAAATTTGATTTTATTCATAATAAATAGCAATTGGTGTTACTAATAGATCACCTTCATTTATAATTTTGAAAGAGCCAAGTATTATGTCTAGTACCATATTAGGAATTAAATCTAATTCATCACCTTTAAGCTCAGGAACGTTCGCTCCATTGTAAACAATATCTTTACGTCCAATAATTCTTACTATAAACTTAACGCTTCGAGTTTTATCTGTCCTAAAGGAAAGAGAAATTGGGGATTCTCTTAAAAATTGTTTTTTTATAAATCCAACAGTATCATCTGCTCTAATAATTGAAAGATCTCCGAGAGCTTCTGAAGTATATTCGCTGAAAAGCTGGATATTTTTAAAGGTTTTGATTACTGGGAGAATGTTCTCATAATCTTCAATCATCTTTTCTGCTTCGCCCATTTTCTGTTGTTCTTTTCCACTCAATTTTCCTTTCTTTTTTTTCTCAATAATTTTTAGAGCTTCGTCAAGGTCTAAAATAGAACTTTCATCATCATGAAGCATGATATTCTGAATGCTATTGTAATTAAGAAGATTTTTTAGTATGGAGAAATCAATAAATCGAAAAGGAGCTTCTCCTAAATATAAGTCTCCTTCTGTGAAATTTGGTCCACCCTTTAATAGGTCATCTTCTACCAGCTTCTTTTCTAAGACGTCCAATGCATAGTCATCGAATGTTTTATTTAGAATATCTTTTTCTCCTTCTAGAAATGAACGAGATGTATTAGATGATTCTGTACCTTGGGAACCTATCTTTGCACCTATGTTTAGATTGATACCGCCTAAAGCTCCTGTCCCAACTTTAGCTCCTGCATTAAGTCCAGCGCTTTCCCCCCTAAGAGATTGTTGTCCTTCAGTTTCACTTTCTTGAGAGCTTTGTTCTGATGAAAAATTTGTAATTAATCCATTATTTAATTGTGCTAACATAGAATTCATTATTTCAGTGTCAAGATAAATAATTTCTTTCAAGTTATGTCCTCCTCATATTAGACTAGTAAATTCTCAAAAATATAAAATTCTAAGATATTTTCCCAGTAAAAAAGATTAAAAAATATACACGATTAATATCGTGACATTGCTGGGAGTAGAGCACGGTATAATTGTCCTCTCTTATAAGCTTGCCTTATCTGAATAGACTGAATTCTCTCCTCGCAAATATCAACAGGTATGCCAAAGAGTTCTGCGGTATATTCAATATCTTTAAAATTGATATAGGATAACATATGGTACGGAATCGCTGAATATTTTATGAAATTTTCAGCTTGGTTTTCTTGAAGCTCACGTAGAGGCATAGGTATATCTTTACCTTGTCTACCTTCATGCAGCAGTCCATGACATAATTCATGATAAAAATTTCTCTTTAAATCCCGTCTTGATTCTTTAGATAGAAACAAAACAATGGTTCCATGAATATTAGCAGAGTAGGATTTTCCACTTCTAATAATAGTCTCAACACCAAAGCAGTTAGATATATTAGAAATTGTTAAATCTGAAGGCGTTAGTATACCTCTTTTCATGTATTCATTTGAAATCCATTCCTCTAGATGGGTAGGTACATATTCTAAATGCACTAAAAACACTCCTTAAAAAACAGCGATAAGAGAAAGTACGTTCTTATTTTTGGGTAAAAAAATAGAGCACTTTAGCACAAACAAGAACTCAAACACATCACGATCACTTTCTCAATCACTCAAATCCTTCAAAGCCTTATGTACCAAGGAATTCAGAGGTTTTAAAAAGCGAAAATCTCAATCACTTTCTTACTCACATCATAATCACTTTCTCACTCTATATTAATAACAGCATTTATTAATAACAACAATATAACAAGAAAGAAGAAGCGAGCTAAATTCCATTAATACTTTTGCTTAAGAATCTTTTCCACTACGCTTCTTTTTTTTAGCTAAAAGGAATTCAGCGTATTCTCTAACTTCCTCTTCAATCTCTTCAAAATCTTTTTCTGAAAGGTTGTCCATATCATAGAACCACATGCCTTGAACTTTTTCTTTACCTTCAGCATGTTCATGACGGCCTAAAATATAATCCACAGAAACATCATAAAGATTGGCTATTTTAACAAGCATTTCACTATCAGGTTGACGTAAACCATATTCCCAGTTTGCGTAAGTAGAAACGGTTTTAATTCCTAGCTTCTTCGCAACTAAAGATTTCGTCCAACCTTTTCTTTCTCTTAAGAACTCTAATCTTTTACCGGTTATGTTTTCCATATTCAACACCTTTTTTCATTTTATGTGTAAATTTTAACACGTTATGAATACAAAAACATTTTCTTACACAAAAAGAATAAAAAAATATTGACTTACCCACTTTGTGTAAGTTATTATAAATTCAATAGTTACACAAAACGAGTAAGGGAGGCGCGCAATGAGCCTGCAAAAATTAAAGCAAGCCCGAAAGGCTAAAGGTCTTTCACAAACGTTTATGGCAAAAAAACTTGGTTATACATATCCAAGTGGTTATGCAAATATCGAGACTGGAAGAAATAAACTCAGCCTTGAAAATGCTAAAAAAATAGCAGATATTCTCCAGATGGATGTTAACGAACTTTTTTTTGGAGAAGAGTTACACGAAACGGGTAAGTAACTCTTGTTACAGGAGGCGATCTTAAAAGATGACCTAGCAAGAGTTACTCACATATTGGTTCGTAGTGACAACATCCAACATCTTTATCTTGGGGTTAAGTATTTATCTGGTACAAGAATCTATTAAATCAATCAAACGAAAAGGTGGTATTCGCAAATGGGTAATTCAATCAACGTCTCCATCGACATGGCGCCGCTTATGGAACGATTAGAAAATCTTGAAAAACGCTTAGAAAGAGCAAATTCATATAACAGTGCTTGGGAATCATGCCCACCACTAATGTCTGTAAAACAGACAGCTGAGTTCCTAGGAGTTAGTGAAAGCCAAGTTTATGTTTTATCTCGTCGCAAAGGATTTCCATGTACTAGAGAAATTGGTGGATTAAAAGTAACCACGCATATGCTTAAGATTTGGATAGAACGCCATACGGAATGGGTTGAAGATAACACTAATTTTTTCAGTGAAAACGCTATGTAATAACGGGCTTCTAGTATAAGGGTAACATGCAAACAAGCCATAAAAACAGGTAAGAAATATGGCTGCAATATTAGAAACGGACAATTGAATATGACAAGGAGAGGTAGCTATGAAAAGAAATGCAAACCTAGGAGAAATCTTGAAGGAACAAGGGAAAACTCAAATGGAATTTGCAAATGAAGTTGGCTATGATCAATCCACGATTTCTAAATGGGCCACTGGTAGTCGAGCTATCGCTAAGGAAGCAAAACCAATTCTAGCAAGGGGTATCGATAGCTTTAAATACTACATCGGAACTATGAAAGAAACAGCAGGAATTTCATTAACTCCTTATATGAACGGAGATCGAATACACAGGGATATTGCTTCTATGCGAATGCTCGTTGAAAAGGAGCGCAGAGAAGCAGAGGAGTACTGGAACAAAGATTTCTGGCACATTCCAGCTGATCACGCTAATGAGATTGAGCGCGAAGAGGTTAGACAGTTCGTAAAGGAGTATTCAGAAAAGCTTGCAGCTGAATTTAATCTACTTGCTGTCGTATGTGAAAGATACGGTTTTTCTTTAAAACAGATTGATCAGCAGCTAGAAATGACCTTGAAGTCAAGGGGGTTAGTTAAGTGAGTGTACAAGCTTTAAACCTCTATGATCGGGCAAGAAAATTAGAAGAAGCCGGATGGACGGTTATTGAGTCTATTGATTTGAATGCAAATATGCAGGAGCTACAGGAAGAAACATTTGACACAGTGCTTGCAGCTAGAGAAGTTCAAAAACAGTTATTAAGTAGAAAAGATTGTAGCAGATATGAAAACTAAAGGGTTCGATGTTGATATAGTGAAACGTTACCTCAAAAACAAGGAGGAGACAAGCTATGTATAAGTTACCAATGATGAAAGCAAGTGAAGTTAGTAAGTGGTGTAAAGCATTGAAAGGACATCCGGTTTTGCTTTTAGATATTGAACGTAGAATTCGGCGAAATGTGTGGACAAATAAAAAGACAGTCAGCTAAATGGGTTAGCCAACTGCCTTAAACATAATACAAAATGTGTACCTAAATTATACCACATTATATAAGTGGGCGACAAGCATTGTTCTTGTCGTCATGGTCAGGAAAATCCTTTATCTATCGGTCCTTAACCGTAAAGGCACAACTCATTTTCCTGGTCATGACGATGCGAATAGATAGCATCAGAAAGTAGGTGGATAACATGTATTTAGAACATCCCGAAATCACTCAAGTAAACCGTACAGGCTATGCAAATATGATAGCTCAATCTGAACATGCTGGAGTTGATTATTTCGGAACTGAAATTCTTATTGGTGATGAAATCGTAACGGATGATAACACAGGTGAAGTAGTTTTAAAAGATGATTTGGAAAAGTACTTGGAGGAAGAGTACGGCTTCAAATTTACAACAGCAGAATAAAAAAGCCTGCACGGCCAGGTGCAGACTTTAAATGTTAAAGAATTTTAAGGTACTTACAGTTTATTAAAAAACTTTATAAAAAGCAAATGGATGGTGATATCAATGCAAGCTGAAATCTTAATACCTACATCCAATATGAGTGAAGCTGAATGGTTGGAACATCGACAAAAAGGCATTGGTGGATCAGATGCTGGTGCTATTGCTGGATTAAGTAAATGGAAATCACCAATTGGAGTTTATCTTGATAAGATCGGCGAATCACCTTCTGAAAATAGGAGCAGTGAAGCAGCATATTTCGGGCATGTTCTTGAAGATGTCGTGGCACAAGAATTTTCTAAGCGAACAGGTTTAAAAGTTCAAAAACGTCAAGCGATACTTCAACATCCAAAACATAGCTTCATGTTAGCTAATGTAGATCGTTTAATCATTGGCAAAAAGGAAGGACTGGAATGTAAAACGGCTAGTGAATATTTGAAAGGCGATTGGGAAGAGGAAGAGATTCCAGCTCAATACTTGATTCAATGTCAGCATTACATGGCTGTCACTGGCTATGAAGCATGGTGGATTGCTGTTTTAATCGGTGGAAATAAATTTATTTATAAAAAGATAGAGCGTGATGAAGAAATTATTAACTATCTGATTGAGATTGAATCTGATTTTTGGAACAATCACGTTCTTAAGAAAAACCCTCCTGCATTTGATGGTTCGGAGGCTTCAACAAATTTATTGAAAGCAATGTATCCAGAAGGGGAGGGTAGCTTAGAACCTGTTGAATTAGCTCCTGAAGCATCTGACTTAATTTCAAACTATGAACAAGCAAAATTAGAAGAAAAAGAAGCTTCTGAACGTCGTAAAGAGGCTGAAAATAAGTTGAAATCATTACTGGGAGAACGCGAAGCAGCATATACAAGTGATCGTTTAGTTACTTGGAAAACCATTAGTAGCTCACGTGTTAACTCCAAGTTATTAAAAGAAAAATATCCAGAGGTTTATGAAGAAGTAGCTTCAAGTTCGTTATCTCGTAGATTCGGAATTAAATAAGGAGGACATAAAATTGGCAACTAACAATTCAGTTAAAAATCAATTAGCGCAACGAAAAAACAGCGTAGCAAAAACGGAGGACACAGGTTTTCAAGGTCAGCTAGCTACAATGTTTAAGCAACAATTTAAAGCAATCACTTCTATTGCTCCTAAACACGTTACTCCTGAACGTTTAATACGTATCGGGATGAACGCAGCGAGTCGTAACCCTAAATTAATGGAATGCTCTCCGGAATCAATTGTAGGAGCTGTAGTTAACTGTTCAGTACTTGGCGTTGAACCCAATTTATTAGGACATGCTTACATTGTTCCATTTTTCAACGGATCAACAAAACGTATGGAAGCTCAATTTCAATTAGGGTATCGAGGCCTTATTGATTTAGCTAGGCGTACAGGTGAAATTACAAGCGTATACGCTCATGAAGTATATGAGGGTGACGAGTTTGAATATAGCTATGGTTTAGATAAGGATTTAAAGCATAAGCCTATCGGTGAAGAAGATGAAAGTAAAATTACTCATTTTTACGCAGTGTACAAATTAAAAGATGGAGCGTTTGACTTTATTGTAATGAGCCGTAAGCAGGTAGAAAAGCATAGAGATCGTTTTACAAAAAGCCAAAAGAACGGCAACGTATTTGGTCCTTGGAAAGACCACTTTACTGAAATGGCCAAGAAAACAGTTCTTATCAAGCTTTTAAAAACGGCTCCTATCTCAATTGAACAGCAAGAGACAAGAACAGTTATGGAAGGCTTACAATACGATAATTCCGTTAGCAAGGTCAAAGAGGGACAATTTGGTGATGGATTTATTGATGCTGAATATCAGGTTGAGGAAGATATGGAAAACAACCAATCTCAGCAAGAAGCACCAGAAGGAAAGCCAAGCGCCTTCGACTTTGGAGGAGAGGAAATCGATATTAAAGATGAGGATTTACCGTTTGATAAATGAGAGAAGAACGCATAGCATTCCCTCATTGTTATAAATTTTTAGCCAAGAACAAAGAACAGTATGAAGGCTATATTCAAGCGTTTCTTAATCTATATCATCCGGATCTGAAAATGGTCCGCATTGAAAAATACTACGTGGTTTGCATCAAGAAATAATGCCTAAAGGAGTGAGTACGGGGCATGAGTCAACTTACAACGGGGTTTGTTATTCAGCCCCGGCTGGCTTTTCAAAATAAACGAGATCAAGTTTTATATAACTTCTTTGTTAGTGAAGCTAACTTTGTCTCTAATACATACTGTGAACGTGGACAACTTAGAGCTAGAGTAAAGGATTTAGCTAAGATTTTTGGACATAGTGAAAACATTATACGAGCCTGTATTAATCGCTTAGTGGAAGAGGGCTTTATTGAAAAGAAACGGTTAAAGGGTAGTGAAGGGCTGTTAATTACAGTAGTCAACTATAGTGAATATCAAAGCCTAGAAACCTATCAAAAGTCCAAGGAGACCAAGATAGAGCCTCCTAAAGAGTTGGTTCAATTAGTAGAAAGCGAAAGCAATCCTTTTGATCAAATAGAAAATAAATTCATTCAGCAAAGAGGCTCAGGGCTCAATATAAGTGCTTCAGATGCTCAGTCGATTCATGAGGTGTTGAAGCTAGGCATTCCATTAGAAACGGTTCTAGAGTGGATGGATACGATTTATGCACACTATACCAAGAGGAATAACGGTCGAACAATTAGAGCCTTTAAATATTATGAAGAAGCTATTAAAACTCAACAGCAAAAGCTTCAGCAGCCTAAAACAAATGTTACACCTTTTCCAAAACCGAAAAAGGAAAACAGCATAGATGCGATAGCAAGGTTTGCTCAGAAGCACGGGGTCAAGTTAGGAGGTACACAAGATGGAAATACATGAAGCACTAGACATTCTGCAAAGAGTAGCTGCTTCCTATACACAGTTTGATTTGACTGGTGAAATCGGAGAACGACGAATTGAGGTTTGGTCTTCTCACCTTATAAAGATGCCATATAAGCCAGTTTTAGAGCGAGTAAATCAACACATTCTACGTGAAAGGTTTCCACCAACTATGGCAGAAATTTCGGTTAAAGTTCAAACAAATAATGAGTTCTTGGACGAGCAGTCTCAATGGAGAGAACAGGTCAAGCAAGAGAGGAAAGCTGGTAATCATAAGACATTTGTTGATCACTTGTCACCAGAGTTAAAGAAAAAGTACGGTTCCTTTTTAAGGAAGTGAGGGTGAAAACGTGGAGTATCAATTAGGGGTAGAAAATATCGAAGCAGAACAAGCTGTTTTAGGTTCAATCTTTCTTGAATCGGATTTGTTAGACGAAGCAATTTTACAAGCACAGCAATTTTCAAAACCATCCCATAAAACCATTTTTAAGGCAATGAGAGAGGTTCAGGAAGCAAATAAACAAGTAGATATAGTAACAGTCGTAACACAGCTAAGAGAAGCTATTGAACAGGTAGGAGGAGTGTCCTATCTAAGTGACTTAGCCAATGCTGTTCCATCTACAGCGAACTTTAAAACCTATGAACAAATGATTCTAGAATCTTATCGCATCAGAGAAGCACGGAAATTAGGAGCAAAATTAGCAACTGTGACAAGTGAAGAAGAGGTACCAAATATTCTTCAATCATTAGGTGAATTACAGGATATCAAACGAAAAAAGAATCGTACTAAAAGCGATGTTCTCGCAGATATCTTCTCTGATATGAGTACTCCAACGCAAGGGCTCACAGGTATAGACACTGGATTAGATGACTTGAATCGTATGACAGGTGGTTGGCAAGGTGGAGATTTAATCATCGTTGCTGCAAGACCTTCAATGGGTAAAACAGCATTTGCTTTGAGTCTAGCCCAGGCAAATTGCGAAAAAGGTGGCGTGTCTGACATCTTCTCACTTGAAATGTCTGATACACAGCTAGTTAAGCGTATGCTGTCCGGTCTTGGTCGGGTAAACGGCAAGAAGTGGTCTAATCCTTTTGAAGAATTTACGAATGAAGATCATGAAAATATGGCAACCGCAATTGGTCATTATGAAAAGTGGGATATCAACATTCACGATGAACCTACCCAAACGGTTTACGATATCCGTTCAAAAATCAAAGAATCATTTAAGGAACATCCAGATAAGAAACATCTTGTCATCATTGATTATCTGCAGCTCATTTCATCTGTAGGAAAATTTGAACGTAAAGACTTAGAAATTGGTCATATCTCAGGCATGTTAAAGAAAATAGCCCGTGAGTTTAATGTACCTGTCATTGCCCTATCTCAGCTTTCGAGGGGCGTAGAGCAACGCCAGGATAAACGTCCGATGATGTCTGATATCCGTGAATCAGGAAGCATTGAACAGGATGCAGATGTTATCAGTTTTTTGTATCGGGATGATTACTACAACAAGGATTCAGAAAATCCAGGCATTACAGAAATCATTTTAGGTAAGCAGCGTAACGGTCCAGTAGGTACAGTACAAACATTATTTAGAAAAGAATATGGTCAGTTCCTCAACTTGTCAAAACAGCTAGAGGCCAAGATGGAGGCTGAGTTAATTGGATAAATACGATGTGTTTTATTTAATGAAAAGATACTTTCAACAAACTGGTGAAGTAATGGACCCGCATGTATTTGCAACTCAATTTTCAGGAGCTTTCAGTACTGCTGAAGGTGTGGCTGGAATTTTAATGTTTGATGAATATTTAAATAGCGAGGTGAGAGGAAATGGCGCTACTGGCTAAGGCTGTTCGGCAACGACAAAATTATTTAATCAATGAACTAGTGCGGTACGGATATTTTAAAGCTTCTAACGGCAGACAGTTATACGAATTGAGCCTAACTGAATTAGAGCAAGTTCATGTCCAGGTGAAATCTGCTTTCGGAAAGCAATTACAAGAAGGGGAATGATGAAATGATTGAATTCACGGTATATGGGGAGCCAGTCGCTCAAGGACGACCAAGAGCAAGTACTCGAGGCGGTTTCGTTAAAATGTATGATCCAAAGAAATCAAAGGATTTCAAACAGTATGTGAAGCTAGTTGCCTCTGAATATAAGCCGGATCAATTAATTTCAGGTCCTTTACAGCTTGATGTGAAGGTGTTCAAACCAACTCTTAAGTCTTTCAGTAAAAAGAAAAAAATCGAAGCAGAGCAAGGTTTGTTACGTCCTATCAGTAAGCCAGACGTTGATAACTATGTAAAAGGCATTAAAGATGCTTTGAATAAAGTCATTTGGAATGATGACAGCCAGATTGTTGATTTGCATGTAAGTAAATTTTATTCCGAAACACCTCGTATTGAAGTAGCTGTACAAATGCTAGAAGTACAGCAAGAACAAATGTCTTTGCTATCAAACTAAAACTCTAGGAGGTAATTAATTATGTCATATGCAGAATTCAATCCAGTGGTGAAAAAGGTAAATCTTAAAGCAGATGGTAAAAAGGAAATCGTTCTTGAAATTGGTGATTCTGGTTTAGATGGAAAGCTTGATACATTAGCAAAAATGATTGGTTGCACGGTGCAATGTGCTATTGAGTCTCAGGTAGTTAGTTTTAACATCACATTAAATGCTCAGACAAATGAGCCTGTTACGACGTATAAAGTGGATAACAAAGGGATTGTATCAGAGGTTGAACCAGAAGCAGAACAACTTGAGGCTAATCTTGGTTTACCTAAAGAAAAAGTAAAAACGGTGGAAGAAAAACAGGAAATTGAGTTGTCAGTAGTTGATGAGTTCATTTCAAGTGGTCTTGCCCCACAATTCGAAACAGAATTTACTTATGATATTCCTCACGTCATTAAACGGAAAAATGACGGTGAAACGTATATGAAGATTGCAAATGAATTAAATATCTCCTCTGGAACCATTGTTGAGCTAGTGGATCAGTACCGAGCTAAGGTTGCTCCTTTAGCTGAGAAGTGGAAGGAATGGAAAGATAGTCAAGATGAGCAATCCGAAACACCTGCTGAAGCTAAAAAAGAAGCGAAGGAAGAGTTAGATCTTTCAGCCTCTGAAGAAGTATCAGAAGAGAAGGTTGAAGAGTCTGACGATAATAAGGAAAATGGTGCAGCTTAAATAAAAAAGGAAGGGATAGATTCAATCATTCCCTTCTAATCAATTTAATCAATATCTCTAGAAAAAATGATTTCAAAATATGCGGCAGTACCATACGAAGCAGTGCCAGGAGCAAATATCTGAACTAATTCCCATCCATCCTTTGCAGCCTCATGAATAATCTCATGGTAATCCTCTTTAGGATCACGCGAGAAGGATTTTAATTCAATTTTTTCAAAGCGATATTCTTTCATATTCTAGCCCCCTTTTCTAATAACTACGGTTAAAATTGGAAAAGGTTTCAAAAAATGATGAGTTTCGGCTCCTTGTAATTGGAGGGATAAAAGTGAAGTACAAGGAAGCACAGACTGAGTTGCAAAAAGTATTTAATCATCAACAAACAGTTAGTGTTCCAAAGTTAAAACGACTGTTCCAATCATTAAATATATCGGTGAAGAAACCATTAGGGAATTCAAACAGGGAAGTATCATTCTTAAAGGGTGAAATATCTAGGTTGAAGAAAGAAAATAAACGATTAAGAGAGGGAGGGGGAACCTTGCAATAACCATTATGTATGAAGAAATGGTATGCAAGGTAAAAGATCATTAGGAGACAAAAGGTTTCGACATACCCTTTGTTATAAGTTGGTAATTGTAATGTATATTAAACCTATTACAATATATAAAACCATGAAGCTTATAAAACATCCAAATGATCGTTTATTCTTAGTTCATCTATTCATTACGTTACTCCTTGTGCTATGTACTAAAGACAATATTATATACGAATATATGGAATTACTGCAAAAAAATTTAAAGATTATCTTATTAGTCTATTAAAGTAAAATATTTGAATTTTGTAATGAGAAAAGGGTTTTTGCGTTAGCTCATTTTGAAAAGAACGAGGTAAATTGCCAGTATTAAGAAAAACAGCTATTGAGGGAGGATATAACAATGGAAATCATGGTTGGTCAAAATTATAAAATCACATCGGATGCACTTAACATCATCTTAAATAAAAAGTATTTCAAAAAGGATAAGGAAGGCAATGTAACTGAGGAAGAAGCTTTCAAACAAATTGGTTATTACAACACTCTTGATGGAGCCTTTAACGCCCTCATAGAGAAAGAAATCAAAGGTAGGGATGCAATTAGTCTTGATGAATTGAAAAAGCATGTAGCAGGCGTAAAAGAAGATATCTTTGAGGCTTTGAAGTCAGTGAAGGTTGAAAGTGCGGTGAATGTGTAAAAGGCGGTTTGATTGCCCACAGCTTAATGGGATCACCAAACGATTCCATTCTAACGCCACAGTCACAGAGACAAATAAAAAAGACGCTCAGCCAAGAGCGTCCTTATAGGTAAAATAATTTTATAAAAGGTAGTTTCATTATACACTAGGTGGAACAAAAAAAGACCAGGAACATCTTCCCAGTAAACCTAATGAAATTATAACATGAGGAGGTATTTTCTGGTGAGACTTCAAGAAATTAAAATTAATGTGGATACAATGAAATTGGAAATTGATATAATGGAGCAAAAAGGAAGCTTCGCCATTGTTGTATGCGATGGGCAAGCTAAGTTAACGGAATTGCCACATCATGGTGAGACAAAAATTATTACTCATCAAGGGAAGGTGAAGCGCGTTAAGTTTGATGAGGGGGAAGAGTTTTGAACTGGTTAGACTCAAATTTCACTGGAGCTTTAGTGGGAGCTGTTATTTCTGGAATAATAGCAATATGGGTAATGAAAAGGCAAATGAAAGCAGATGAGCTAAAACAAGAGAAGTTGCAGCTAGATAATTTTTATAAAAGCCGAACTATAATTTCTATATATGCAGACAAGGCGCTTGAAGCTGCAAAAAGTATACCTAAGGAAATGATAATAAGTCATCAAGGCAGAGGAGTACCACAATGGAAAGAAACTTATGATGAAGCCATAGATTTTATAAAGATGGTTTATGAGGATATGCTTTCTTATAAAAAGATGTTAGATCAAATTAAAGATGAATCAATATATGCTGATATTTTTGAAGCATATCTAAATATTAAGCTTTTAATAGGAGACTCTTTGTATTATATAGATAGATTTTTGCATCACAATGCAAGTACTGTTTCGTCGTTAGAAGTTACTATAGAGAAGCTTGAAAAGGAATTAGAAATCTTTCAAACATTTGCAGATGGAAAATTTAAAAAATAGATAAAGTTCTACCAGCTCACTGGAGGACACCTATCTTTACACAGGATGCCTGTGTTTTGATTGGTGTCCTTTTTATTTTATAAGGGGGTTATTACAGTGAAAGTTAAAGTGGAGAAGGATTATTGCAAGCGTTGTGTATGGCAGCAAAACGGATTATGTATGTTCCAACGTTGTGTAAAAGGATATGGATTTGTAGCAGATAAGCCAGTTAAAAAGGAGGCTAAATGATGGGAGCAGAGCAATTAACATTACTTGAGCCAGTAGATGAAAAGCTAGTTCGCCAAACGGTTATAAGAGAATTAAAAAACTATAGAGCATTAAAGGTCCAGCTGGCTAATAAAAAAGAGAGAGAGGAAGCAGGCGTGGTCGGCCTGTTCCCTGTTCTTCGAAAAGAAGATAACCTAGCTGAATTGAAAGTGAAACAAATTGAACGTGCTCTTGAATACTCCTTAGATGAAATCGAACGTGAAATCATCCAAATCAAGTACCTGGAATCAAAACAGACAAAGGATATTAATATCTATATGGATTTAGGGCTGAAAAAAGAAAAGTATTATGAGAAGAAAGGTGCTGCTATTTTAAACATTGCTACCTCGCTAGGCATCATCTAATTCCTCAGATATTTTTCCGACAAAAACCGGACAAAATTCAGAGAAAAAAGGGTCCATTTTGGGGGCCTTTTTATTTTTCTGTGAAAGGTAATATTTTCTTATAAGCAATAGCAAATTGTTTGTGGGAGAAGCGCCTTTCCCTTATCAAGACGTACTCGGGTGTATCGAATGACTATGAAGGGTGCCGGCTGAAATTACGGGGGAACAACTGGAGTCTAGCTGTATTGCGTACGATAGCCACGGGGTAGTGAAGTGTGCAAGTCCTTCACGAAACTACTGTCTGTCATTTTATGTACAGCAACCGTTACTGCAATCCTGGCCGCCTCCCGGGTGATTGATAAAGAACGGGTTTAATTTAATTAAGCAATTAGCGTAATGGGGTGTTAAAAATAGTTTGTATAAGAAATAATTAATTGGGCATATTGTAAATATTGATTGGTAGTTTGATGGCATACTAATCTAACACAGATACACACATGGCAAATGTATCCCTTTGTACATAAAAAGCACCTTCCTATACGGGTGCTTTTTTGTTATTAAAATGTGTATAATTGGCTTTTATTTATAATTACGAATTTGATGATTTAATCGAATCTACTTGTTGGTTTGTAATGCTCATTAAGAGAATAAGGAGCCAAATGAATAACATAGGGTGTTCAGGATTTTTAGCTTCAAAGAATAAGGGAAAAAAGGAATAAACAAAAGTAGCAGCTGAAGATACTAAAAAAATAATTAAGTAACATACAGAAAACACCTTGTTTATATTAATTAATGGATTACTTCCTTTTATAAATAATTTAACCCATTTAGTGCAAGGGATAGATATGATTAGGCTAATTATAACGCCAATTGTCAAAACTAAATAGACGTCTACATTATTGAATTTGATAAATCGCAAAATTGTAAAGGAAAAGTATCCAATGATTAGGTATGCCATTGCTAACAAAAGTAAAGTAAAAGGAATATGTACTATAAAAGCTACTTGATTTATCAACCTTCTAGCAACACCCCTATTAAAGTAATATATTATTAAGATAGTAATTAGTGCAACAAATACAAAATAACCGATAAATGAGTAAGTAGTATTGAACCTATATAACCTATTATATCCATGAAAAATCTGACAAGAAATTAATAAAATAATTATAATAAATGTATTAGCTTGATTACCTATAATGAAGCACCTTCCTTCAGTTGTTAATTAATATTAAAGTCAAAATTAACCTTTTAGTCAATAGCTTTTATATAAAGATTAATTTCAAATTAAAAGAGAATGAACAATCTAAAAAGAATTTCTTGAAAATATGAGTTGCTTTGAAATGAGGCGTCTCATTATTTATAAAGAAGCAAGGTGTGGATACAATGATTAAGTTAACTCGAAAACAACAAGCTTTCGTTGACTATTATATTGAAACTGGAAATGCTACTAAAGCTGCTATTAAAGCAGGATATAGTAAAAAAACTGCAAGAGTAATGGGACAAGAAAACCTGCTAAAACCTGCTATTAAGAAACATATTGAAAATCGTAATAAACAGATTGAAAACGAAAGAATTGCTGATATGAAAGAGGTAAAAGAGTTTTGGACTTCTATGGTGCGTAACAATAAACTTGAGCCCAAAGACCGTTTGAAAGCTTCTGAATATATTGCTAAAACCAACGGTGCCTTTCTTGAAAAAGTTGAACACACAGGCGATATGGATTTAAACATTGTCATTGATTATGGTGAGGACAATGACTAAGGTAGTTGTTGGCTTTAATAAAGGGTTTAAAAAGATTAATAGCACTAGAAAACGGTATCGCTTATTTAAAGGGTCTGCTGGTTCTGGAAAGTCTGTTAACATTGCTCAGGATTTTATTCTTAAGCTAATGAATCCAAAGAATAAGGGGGCAAATTTGCTTGTTGTTCGTAAGATAGATGCTTCTAATAAAGATTCAACCTTTGCTGAATTGACAGCCGCTGTTGAGCGTGTTTGCAGTGCTAAGTGGCAAAGTTATTGGAAAGTTAAGCAAAGTCCTTTGGAATTAGAATGCTTGATTACAGGTAATAAAGTTATCTTTCGTGGGATGAAGGATGTCAATGAACGAGAAAAAGTAAAATCCATTAACTTCTCACGAGGCAAATTGACTTGGATATGGATTGAAGAAGCAACAGAACTACAAGAATCAGATGTAGATATCCTTGATGACCGATTAAGGGGATTGTTGCCTAATAGAAACCTGTATTATCAAATGACATTTTCTTTTAACCCAGTAAGTGCAAATCATTGGATTAAGCGTAAATATTTTGATATTGAACACCAAGATATCTACACATATTCAAGTACTTATCTTGAAAATCGTTTCATTGATGAAGCTTATCATAGACGTATGATGTTACGTAAAGAACAAGATCCAGAAGGTTATAAGATTTACGGATTAGGGGAATGGGGAGAACTTGGTGGCGTTATTTTATCCAATTACTCTGTCCATGACTTTGATATTGCTTTTGAACGATTTGATTCTATGCACCATGCTCAAGACTTTGGTTTTAACCATGCAAATGCGTTACTCACGGTTTCTTTTAAAGACGGTGAGCTTTTTGTATGCAATGAAATCTACGTACATCAAATGGATACAAACGAGATTATTGAATCTGCTGATAAAAAACAAGTCGTCAAAAGCTTACCGATGTATTGTGATTCAGCTGAACCTGACCGTATAAAGATGTGGAGAGACGCTGGCTATAATGCAATACCTGTTCATAAGAATCAAGGTAGTGTAAAAGCTCAGATTGATATTCTCAAAGGATTAAAGATTCATATTCATCCTTCATGTGTGAATACGATCAAGGAAATTCAGCAGTGGAAATGGAAAAAGGACCCGAAATCAGGTCTCTATCGTGATGAGCCAGTAGAGGTATTTGACGATGCAATGGCTGCTCTTCGATATTCAATTGAACCATTACGAGTTAATCAAGAATACAGCAATATCATGCTACCTACTATTGGTGGATGGAAAATGAAGGGGGTGAACGAATGAATATGATTGACCGTTATCGAAGTTGGAATACAAAAAGAAAGACTAGAAAATACCTTTACAATATAAGCCGTGCTATTAATTCACGTTTGGAGAGTGGCAGACAAACTCAAGAGAAATGGGAAAAGCAATTCTCCTGGTATGAAGGGATTATGATACATCGTAGTGAGTTTCGAAATAAAGATGTTATGGAAAGCCTGAAGCTCATTCGCGATTTAAATCCTACAGCATCAATGGCTATATGGAATTTTCTCCGTTTATCCAATACAGGACATGAGCTTGAATGCTTAAAGCCTACCGGTTCAAAGGATAAAAAAGGGCTAGATTATATTAACGGTCTTGCAAAACGTGTAGGAGCTTTATATGGCGGTGGTACTGATCAGTTAATTAATGTGTTACATCTAACTGCTTTTACTCAGGGAGCCATTTGTTTAGAGGTTGAACTGAATGAGGGATTAAATGATGTCGTGGATTTTCATGCGGTTGATCCTACCTCTGTAGATTTTCGGAAGGATAAAGAAACAGGTGAAATCCAATTAGTACAAAAACAGTCCGATGGTACATACAAAGTGCTAAATCGAGAGCAAGTATTTTATCAGCCTCTTGATCCGGACATTGGAGATCCTTATGGACGTTCTCCTATTTTGCCAGTGCTGCAAGTTGTATTCTTTCAAACGGAAGTATTAAAAGATTTGAAAGCCGTGGCTCATAATCAAGGCCATGCAAGATTTGATATTTCAATTGTTGAGGAGTCTATCTTAAAGAACATTCCTCCAAGTATTGCCTCTCAAGGCGAACAAGCAGTGCGTCAGTTTGTTGGTAAATACATTGGTGATATTGAGGCTGCTTTTAATAAATTAAAGCCAGACGATAACTTTATACATCCTGATAGTGTGAAGGTAGAAATGACTGGTGGTACGAATGGAAAGTCAATGGATGCCACAGCTCTTATCAATATCATTAATCAGCAACTTGTTGCTTCGCTAAAACAGTTGCCTATCTTGCTAGGGTTAAATGAGACGAGCACAGAAACGCATGGTACTGTTCAATGGCAAATATATGTGGCAGGTATCGAAAGTATCCAGCGAGGCGTTAAACGTATTTTAGAGCGTGCTTATAATGTTGCGCTGCAAGTGCAAGGAAAACAGAGTAAAGCTCGTTTAACCTTTAATGAGCTGCGCACTACAGATCGTTTCCAAGATGCTCAAGCAGAACAGATTGAAACAAATACCTGGATAGCAAGAGTGCAACAAGGTTGGGCTGATCATGATGAAGCCGCTAATGCTGTTATCGGCCACGATGCAGTTGGTGAACCACAAGCACCAGTTACAACCACGTCGGCTATTTCACGTTCAAGGCGTGTACAAGTTAAACGTCAACCAAAATCACGTGCTGATGATACTGAAGATGAGTATGTAAAGGAAATGCAAGGTGAGTGGGTACCTGAAGTCGCTGTATTAACTACAAAAGCAGCTGATGATTTCTATAACTTGTTACAGAATCAAGTAGAAACATATATCAGTAGACTTGAGGGAGCCGATACGCCTCCTACACGTGTTTTAATAGATGTTCATAGGTTTATGTATTCCAATACTCGAAAAGACCTTTCAGACGTTCCTAAATCATTTATTGATTGGATTAAATCCAACATCTTAACAGATGAAGGTGAACAATTGGAATTATGGGATGCAACAGGTTTTGATTGGATAGAACAATCAGCCAAGGTAGCAGGGATGTACAACATTATGGAAATTGATACGAAGCTTGTATTTGATGATACAGACGATGATTTCTTACGTTCCTTATCTGATCGTTCTCGAAGAGCTGTCGAGTTGATTCAAGGCGTAACTGATGAGCATGTAATCATGGCATTGTGGGATGTTGCTTTTGAGGGGCAGTACAGTGTGACTAAAGCAGCTAATACATTACGAGAAGACTTTGCTTTCTCAAAAGGGAGAGCAAGAACTATCGCTCGCACTGAAATGGTAGGAGCTGCTCGTACTGGTCAATGGCATTCTGATAAACAATCAGGCATGGTCATCGGCAAGATATGGCGTTCTGCTCAACAAGACCGCACGAGGGATGGTCATAGAGAAGCTGATGGGCAGAGAAAAACATTGGATGAGCCATTTTACGTACAAAACGCAAACGAAGAGTTTGAGCCGTTAATGTATCCTGGTGATAGCTCAAAAGCTTCAGCAGATAACGTCATTAACTGTCGTTGCTGGTATAAACGTATTCTTGAAGGTGAAGAGCATTTATTGGAGGGAGGTGAATAGAAAATGGGAGCAGCTTTACATTTGCCAGTGCGATTACAGACAGCACAAGAGCATGAAGTAGATTTAGACGCAATTAATCGTCACACCCTTGAGCCTGTCACAGCTGATGATATCTTTACATTCTCAGGTGTTTGTTCAAATGATCGATTAGATTCTTATTTCACAAGAATGGATCCTGTAACAACATTACGAAACTACGCTGCTGATTTAAACAATGGTGTTAGTTTATTAGGAAACCATAATATCTATACAGCTCCTTTTGGACGTTCATATGGTGGTCAATTGATTCAAGATGATACTGACAACGCTAATGCAGTTCGGGGCGATTGGTACATCCTTAAAGGTGTAAAAATCAATGGTGAATCTACAGACGATACTATACGAGCTATTAAAGCTGGTATTACACGTGATATGTCTATTGGCTTTTCTGATGAGTCCTATCGTTGTGGTTCTTGTGGTCGTGATTTATGGGATTGGGAATGTCCACATATTCCAGGGCTAGAAGATGAACAAGGTCGAATGTCCTTTGCTTGGATTGAAAACGCTAGGCTTAGAGAAGTATCGACTGTATATAAAGGCGCTACACCTGGTGCTTACATCGACAAGGCGAGAGCTTACGTCCAACAAGGTGAATTAGAAGAAAATAAAATAGCAAAATTAGAGCAACGCTTCCAAACTCGTTTTGAACGAAAAGATGGCGCTGCTTTTTTTATGCCTAAAAGGGAGGATAACAAAAACATGAACTTAATTGAACAAGTTCGAAGTGCTTTAAAAGAAGGAAAGCTTGAAAAAAGTGCTGTTTATAACGTTTTATCATCAGAAGGTGAAGTCTTTCGTCAACCAGAGGATGTTCAATTACGCAATGAGTTGGGCGAGCAAGCCACCATAGAAGGCGTTAAGCAATTAAAGGTAGAGGCTGAGCAAGGTCGCCAATATGTTGCGGATTTAATTGAGCAAGCTGTTGCAGCGCGTACTCGTGCCCAAGGTGACAAATTCAATGCAGAATCTTATAAAAACATGCTTATTCGTTCTGCTGACCTTGACTATATCAAAGAAGAAATTGAGGCTTACGAAGAAATGACAGGCGAGCGTTTCACATCTGGACGTCAAACAAATCCTGATGACCCTAATCGTGGTCATGGTGGAGGCAACGAAGAGGACGACATCATTGTTTCAGAATCATACAAAGGAGATGACAAGTAATGTTGAATAAAAGAGGCGGAATTTTACCAGATGATTATGGATTATCCCTCACTGTTTTTGCGCAGGACGCTACGTCTGCTAATCCAATAAAGGCAGGAACACCAATGAAACTGGCAACTACCGGTGCTTATCATGCAGTTAAATGCGCTGATGGTGATGCTATTCAATTAGTGGCCAAGCATGGCGTGAGTGATCCTGATGCTCCATTAGGTGTTCACGCATATGGGTATTCTCGTAACAACGAATTTCCATACACAGGTACTATTGCAGTTGGTGATTCAGTCGTTGCCAATGCAAGTGGTGGAGTGAAAAAGGCAAGTGCTGCTAATGGTTCATATGTAGCTTTAGTTAACACAAGTAAACAAACAGTAGAAGTTCTACTGCCTTAATGGAGGGAAAAGTATGAAATTTACAGGCAAAATTAAAAATAGTCGTGGAGAAATCATCGAATTAAAGAATGGTTCTGAACTAAATTCAGCCATGAGGGATGCAGCTAAAAAAGACGGTCGTATTGCTGGGCAGGCTGAGGACTTACTTAGTAAAAATAGTTCTGCTACTTTCCGTTCGTATCTTGAGTCACAGGGCGTCACCCTTAAAGATGCCATTCGTGCATTAGGTATCAAGGACATTGGTACTCAACAAGTACGTGCCCTATATGAAAACAACAATACAAAACCTTTATTTAATGCAGTCCTAGAAGATGGGTTCCGTGAAGGATATTTAGCGGCTGGTCGTGCTGGCGAGTTAGTAGCTAAGACGATTACGATGGATCAAATGAGTTACCAATACTACAATCTAGAAAATAAGGACAACGATGATCTTGATCTAAGCTTCGTAGGTCAAGGTGCTCCAATTCCCGTTGTAACAATCAAATTAGATACTGACCACACAATCTTTGTTTATAAACGTGGGGGCGGAATTGAGGTTACTGATGAGGCTAAATCAATGCGAATTGATATGTTAGGTCTTCACTTACGTAAACGCGGTATGCAAATGGGGCGTACAGATGAAAAATTAGCTGTTCATCGTTTATTGAACGGTTATTTCAAAGACGGAACGGATGCAGCCCCAACATTGGGTGTTAAAACAGCGAACGATTGGAGTCTTACTGATATCTGGTACGCACAGCAGTATGCTGCTCAGAAATACGGTTTTTCTTATAACCGTGTTCTTATGAACTTAAAAACAGCAGAACAGTGGGCAACTCAAAAAGAAGCAAATGGTAATCTTCTTTTCTTGAATGAATTGAAAAATGGAGAATTGCCAAATGTAATTAACAATGTTCCGTTTGTTACAGAGGAAATGCCGGATAACCGCATTATGCTAGTTGATACAAACCTAGCGTTAGCTGAATATCAGTACAAACCATTCTCTGTTGAAAATGACCGCAATGTGAAAACACAGGTCGAAGGTTCATATGCAAGTGTAACATCTGATTATATTCCATTTGACCCAAATGCACGTCTTATCTTAACGCTTGATGAGGTACGATAAGGAGGGCTAGTATGGCAGCTGCTAAAAAGAAAAAATATAAATTAAAGGACCCTGCTACTCAGTTCGCTGAGATTTATAGTGAAGGGTCTTTTTCATTGGCTGGAGAGCAAGAAAAGGAGTTACCAAAGAATCCTTCTCATGAACTTTTAAAGCGGATTGAAGCAGGATTTATTATAGAGGTGAAATAGTATGCCTTATGCAACAGTAATAGAAGTGAAGGATCGAGTTTCTTTTGAAGAAATTACAGAGCTTTCTTCTACACAAATACAAGGTTACATTGACCGTGCTACATCTTGGATACATCGGGAGGCTCAACGGAAGTTTAAAGATGAAACAGATGAGGATCTACTTGCTGATTTGCGTACAGCTACCATATTGCTTGTTGAATACTTATGGTATCAGGATAACCCTGACATCAAAGAAAGCTCATTAAGCCCTATCGAAACAGAAAAGATAGGTTCCTACTCTTATACAATGAGGGATGTTCAAACAGTGGACTCCATCAAAGAGAGGGAGGATGAAGGTACGCGAACAGGTATCAAAGAGCTGGATTTAATCCTTCAGTCTCTTAAACAGGACATCCCAATAGGCATTTCATTCTTTTCAATTTCAGGTCCTTTAAGTGGTTACGATGTATGAGGTTTGAACGTAACCTTATCCACCGATGCACACTTGTTTTACCAAAGCAGAAGATAGGTGAAACAGAGTATGGGAAACCTATTTATCGTGATTTGCCTGTTAAAAATGTTCCTTGTCGGTCTACGGAAATTAAACGGATTGTTTCTCGTGATCAGTACGGAGTTAATTTTATTACAGAAAATATTTTGTTTCTGTCAGCATCACAAGATGTTGAAGAAGAAATGAAAGTAAAAGACATTACAGATAGGGATGGAAAGCCAGTTCTAATGGGGACGTATAGGACAGAAGAATGCAAACCTATCTACGGTCGTGTACGTCTTCATCACTATGAAGTCACACTTCAAAAGGAGAGTGATGGAAATGGCTAAAAAGAATCTTAAATTTGACTTTAAGATTGATGAATCCATTAAAGAAGCGTTATCTCCTGAAAAGTTGAAAGAGGCTAGGAGAAATGCTGTGACTGCTGCTGGAATGGCGTGGGCAGATGAAACAAAGGAGATTGTACGAGAGGATGATCATATTGATACGTCCTTGTACATTAACTCCATTGGATACCTAACAGATATTCCAGCCCAGGACAAAACAAGGAAAGGTTCACGTACAGCTACTCAAAACGATGTTGTAAATGAACTCATTGAAGGTGCTGACACAACTATCCTACTAACAGGTTCAGGTGTTAGTTACGCTGAAATCCTTGAAAAGAAATATAACATTATGGCTCGCGGATTAGACCGTGCTAGCGAAAGAATGGACAGGGTGGCACAGGTTCAAATCCAAAAGACATTAGGTTTATAGGAGGCACTCATGATTAAGTATGTAGATCCTATTCCTCCTATCCTTCGATTTTTTAAAGATCGAACAGATTACCATATAGACGCTAATACCTTTCAATCAAACATTAGTGAAGGGTTATTGGTTCGTAGTGCTGGAGGTATCGGTTTTAGCCGTATCCAGCTTATTTATCGTGCTTCCGAAGAATCAGAAGCGATGAGCAAGCTTATTAATTGTATCAACTTGTTAGAAGCTCAAGCAGCTTTTATACAAGGCTTGCGCGTTGAGTGGTGTGAAAAGGAAGGTAATCCCATTCCATCACGAGACGAGGACACAGATAAGCCAGAAGCATGGTGCTACATGCGATTAGAACATTTAGAAGCATAGGAGGTCATTTCATTGGCTGAAAAAAATGAAAGTAAGACAAAACAAACAACTGAACGCAAAATTATTTGCAAAGGCCCCATTGATAAAAACAATGGGGCTATTATTTTTCGCTTACCACCTGAAAGAAAAGATGGGAAGCCCTTCGATATTGTGCAAGGTCAAACCCTTATTGTAGGTTCTGATATCTCAGAGGAAACAGCAAATCAATTGTTAGGCTCAAAATCTTGGAAATTTGAAGAGGTGACGAAATAATGACTGATATTTATAAAGTTAATTCAAAGAATTTTGTTGGCGGTCCAGGTCGTTTAGTTGTAGCTGACATGAGTGTTGCTGCTCCAACAAAGATTTCGGATGTAATGGATTTAACTGATCCGTATGCATTGAAAGATGGCTGGAAAGATCTTGGTGCAACAAGTGACGGGATTTCTATTACTCGTGGTTGGGATACTGAAGATTTTGAAGTAGATCAGGTAATGGGTGCTGCTGATACAGACGTCTCAAGCTTTGAGCATGGATTAGAAACACAATTAGCTGAGAATACAATTGAAAACCGTCAATTGGCGTTAGCGGGAGGCTCTATTATTGAAACACCAGCTGCAGTAGGTACAGGTCAAGTACTAGGTGGAGCCTTAGCAGCGGGCGCCCATATTATCACATTATCAACTGCAAACCCAGCATTTAAAGCTGGAGGCTGGTTACGACTAGGTACAAGTGAACTCATCAAAATCTCTAGTGTAAATGGTACAACTGTCAATGTAGAAACAGGAGTTAGTAAAGCTTATACAACAGCTGATCAAGTATACCCAGTAACAGAACTACCTTCAAAACGCATTGGTTATGGAACAGTAACAGATATTCCGTTTAAACGTTATGTACTTATTAGTCAGAAGAAGGACGGCTCACTATATATGGCTGTTATTCGAAAAGCAAAAGTGTCAGGGGATTCTAAGCAGCAAGACTTCAACAAAGGAAAACGTGTTCTACCATTCCAGTTACAAGCCTTCCCTGAAGACGGTGTAGCAAAAGAAGAAAACGTATATTACGAAATCGAACAAGCAATTTAAGGGAGGACTTACAAATGGGTGTAGAAGCAAAATTAAAAACATTAGACGTTGAAAAAAATCTTGGTGTAGTAACTCTTTCGGGCGGGGCACAGCTCCCTGTCCCTAAGTTATCAATGTTAAAGATTATTAAAATCGTAAAGTTTCTTGGTGTAGATGGAGCAAAAATTTATAGCCAAGCCCGTGAAGTGTTAATTGACGATTCATATGATCAGATTGAAAAATACGCTGTTATTTTAGAATCAATTCAAGAGGCGCAAGTTATGCGTATCTTTTCAATCATTCTTGATATTGAAGACGATGAAGCATTGGCTTTAGATATTAACGAATCATTAGATGTTCTGCTCGTTCTAGGCGAGAATCTAGATTTTGAAAAAACTTTTACTCAAGTCCGTCAGTTGATGAAGAAGCTATTCAACAAAGAGCTGCCGGACTTCAAGGAATTAATCGACAGATCGTTTCCAGAAGTGCCGATGGTGGAAGAACCGGTGGAACCAACGACAGAAGAACAGACTTCGGAGGAAACGGAAGAGGCTCAGGAAGAAGCTACAGCTTAGCCTGGGAGAACTTCATTGATCAAATCATTAATCAAATAGGGTTTGTTTCTTCTCATTACAATTACACGGAGGAATATGTGTTAGAGCATACACCTGATTGGATTCGCAGAAAATATGAACAAGCTCAAAAAGAGAAATGGGAAGAGAGTCGTTCTCGTATTACAGAAGGTGTAACTAGCCTAATGTTATTAGTAGACGGCTTATTCAATAAGGGAAAAGGTAGTGAAGATATTCTTCCTTCCTCATATGAAAAAGCTATGGAAGCTCAACAAGAACAAATCATTCAAAAAGAAGAGAACTTTGTCAAAGGTTCATGGTGGAAAAAGTCTGGGTAAACCAGGCTTTTTTTAGTTTGGAGGGAAGGAGGTAAAACATGTCTACAGTTGGACAGTCAAACATTCAAATTACTGCTGATGATCAACAGGCGAGGAGAACCATTGGCGGTTTCTTTAGAGGCATGGAAGCTCAAGGAAGACGTTTCACGAACCGTATGCAACGCTTTGACCCTTTGATTGGGGTAACGAACAGTGTGAAAAATACGCGTCAAACGTTAGCTGGACTTCAAGACGACTTCGAGGGGCTAGGTGAAGGTAAAACCTTTCAACGTATTACAAAGTCTCTCAATCGCGTTCAAAATGGTTTTAAGACGACAGGTCAAGTTAGTCAGAAAAGTTTAAAAGAAATGCAAAAGGAAATAGAGCGTGTTCGAAGTACATTGAATGAACTTGGGGATGATCAGCCTTTTGAAGAAATGAGAGAGGCGCTTGCTCAAACTGAGCGTCAATTCCAAAGCTTTCAATCGACTACAAGACGTTTTCGTTTTAACCAAATAGAGAACCTTCCTGATCACCTTAAATCATTTCAGCGAGAATTAAATGAGTCTCGTCGTCAAATGCGTCAAATGACTCAAGAGGGCTCGAAGTCACTGGATGGTTTAGCTGATGCAGCTGTTAAGTCCAGTGTAGGATTAGAGAGAATCACCAGTGTTACGAAATCTGGTAAGTCTGCAATCAAAATCATTCAGGATCTAGGCGATTCTACAAAGGAAACGCAGCTAGCTATTTTAGGTCTTAATAGAAACGGTACCGTTAAAATCTCTACAGAAGAAACAACTCAGCGTCTTGGGCAGTTTAAACAAGAATTAGAAGATTCTAAGCGCAAGCTTGAAGCTCTTCGTGATGCTGGTGATTTTGGCTCTTATGAAGCTGGTATGCGTGTTGTAGAGAAGAAGTTGGCTGATGTGAATAGAGCGATGTACGCAGCTTCTAAAGGCGGACAGGCTTATCAAAAGATGATTAACGAACTTGGAGTAAATACATCTGATGCGGCAAACCAAGCAGCTATTGCTATGGAAGCCTATAAGGATAAATTTATCCGCTCTGTTGACTTAATGAACGCCAAGAGCAACCAATCTAAAAAGATGATGGATATTCTACCTGAAGTCAGCCACATTCAGCGAGTTGATAAGTTCTTTTTAGGTATTGGTAATCGTCTTGAGGACATGGCAAAGCGAGGAACTGCAGCAAGTCACGCTATCAGCATGCTTGGAAGAAATGCCAGCATGAAAGACCTTAATGACCGTATTATGTTAATCAACCAAGGTTTAATGCGTATGAATCAAGTAGCATTAGGTTTAGGTATTGCCTTAGCTGGTTTTACTGCAGCAATGTTTAATGCGGCTAAAGGTCCTGAAATGGCAGATGTCTTTGAACAGCGTGGTCAATTGTTATTAGACTATCAAAAAGCTGTAGAAGATCGTACACAAGAAATTGTTGACACGTGGGGATTATTCGAAAAGGCAGAGGTAGAGAAAACAAAACCTGAAACCTTGATGGGAAATCTACAAGGGCAAGTCGATGTGATGAAGAATTGGGCTTCAAACATTGATAGTTTGGCTAAACGAGGAATTGACGAAGGGTTGCTTGATTCGCTCAGGAAAATGGGACCGGAAGCAGCTGGCCAAATCCAAGCACTTACTAAAATGTCTGATTCTGAATTAAACAATTATGTTGCACTGTGGAAAGAAAAACATGCTCTAGCTCGTAAGGAAGCACTAACCGAGTTAGAAGGACTACAAAAAGAAACGTCTCAAAAGATCAAAGAGCTTGAAAATAGCTTAACACCTTTAGGTATTTCACTTGAAAAAGCAAAATCCACCTGGTTACAAGCATTACAACCGTTCATAGATATTTGGGGTAAAATAGCCGCTAAAGTAGTAGACGGTGCAACGGCTATAGGCGAATTTGTTAATAAGTTAAATGAATTAAATCCTAGCATTACTGCGTCAGCAGGGATGTTTTTGTATTTATTTAACGCAATCTCCTTAATTCTAGCGCCTATGGCTATAGGGATTGGTCGAGCTAACGGTATGAAGGCAGCCTTTTCTGCTACGTTCTTAATCATTAAACCATTCGTTCTTGGTTTCTTACGAATTGCAGGAGCAGCTACAGTAGTTTCGGGTGCCTTAGTCTTAGTTGGCGGTACGTTTATTAAGCTATGGAAGAACTCTGAAAATCTACGTTCGGCTGTTATGAGCTTGTGGCGAACCTTACAAGAAGCAGGAACTACAATTGCAGCTCCTTTTGTCAAAGCTTTTAAAATGATAAGTAGTGAAGTAACTGCTTTTCTTAATAAAATGGTTGGAAGCGATGCTCAGAACATGGCTTCTTTTTGGCAATCTCTTGGTGACAAAATCGCTGTAGGAATTAACAAAATTCGTGACGTGATTCAGCCTGTTGCAGAAAAGATTGCTAGTGTCGTAGATGCATTTGTAGAGTGGGAGGGATTCTTGCCTGTTATTGCAGGACTAACAGCAGCATTTGTTACCTACAAAGCAACAGTAATAGGAGTAGCGGCAGCTGTAAAGGCGTGGAATCTTATTCAAAAAGCTTCTGTAGCTACTATGGCACTTATGCGTGGGGCTATAATTGCTTACACAGTAGCAGGCGGAGGATTACAAGGTATTCTTGCAATTGTTACAGTAGCACAAAACGCGCTTAATTTAAGTATGATGGCAAATCCTATAGGTTTGATTATCACGGCTATTGTTGGTTTAGGAGTAGCGTTTGTAGTTGCTTATAAAAAATCCGAAACTTTCCGTAACTTCGTTAATAAATTATTTGATGCGTTTAAAACAGGGGCTTCCACTGTTTTAGATTTCTTGAAGAACAACTGGCCGGAAGTCCTCGCAACTATTACCGGTCCTATAGGTTGGGCTGTTTATGCAGTCGTTAAGTACTGGGATCAAATTAAATCAGCTACCATTACAGCATTTAATTCGGTTATCTCATTCTTTAAAGAGTGGGGACCATTATTACTTGCAGCTCTAGGTGGACCGATTGGGTTAGCGGTATATGCTATTGTGAAGAATTGGGATTCCATAAAATCTTCAACTATCTCAATTTTTAATGCAGTCAAAGATGCAGTAGTAAACGCGCTTACGAAAGCCAAAGATATAGGGATTGGAATCGCTCAAAATTTTGTGACGAATGTAAAAAATGACTGGAATAATTTAAAAAATAATACAATTTCAATTTATAATACAGTCAAAGATTTTATAGTCACGGCGTTTAATTGGATCAAAGACAATGCAACCAAAATCGTACAAAATTACATTAACAACGTAAAAAATAACTGGAACGCTTTGAAAAATGCAACAGTGACGACTTACAACGAAATAAAAACGTTCCTTTCAAATTTGTGGACATCTTTGAAAGATACAGCGGTCAAAGCGGCTCAAGCACTTTGGAATGGTGTTAAGTCACAGTGGAATGCATTGAAAGATGGAACAACAAATATTTTTAACGCAACAAAATCTTTCCTGACAAATTTGTGGACAAGTTTGAAAGATACTGTTTCAAAATATGCTTCTGCTACTTGGAATTACGTAAAAGCCCAATGGAATGCGTTGAAGAGTGGGACAATTAACATTTTTAATGCGGTGAAAAAATTCCTGTCTGACTTATGGAGTGGTTTGAAAAACCTCGTAACAAAAGTAGCTCAAGGTCTTTGGAACAATGTGAAAAATCAGTGGAACGCATTGGAAAACGGAACAATCAATATTTTTAATTCGGTGCGAAAATTCCTTTCAGATTTATGGTCTGGAATCAAAAATAACGTGACAAAATTAGCATCATCGGCAAAAGATGGTGTTATAAATGCATGGACTTCATTACGTAACCGCACAACGGAAATGTTCCAAAATATCAAGTCCAAAGTAACATCTATTTTTGATGATATCGTTTCAGCTGCCAAAAAGTTACCTGGTCGCATAGGTGATGGAATCAAGGCAATGGCTGGTAAAGTAAAGTCTGGTGTAGATGCTATTGGTAGAAAGCTAGCTGGAGGGCTTGAAACGGTAGTCAACGCCATTACTCAAAAAGGTATTAATGTTGTCTTGGAAAAAATTGGTGTTGATAAAGATAACTGGATTCCTGAACTTGATATCCCAGGTTATAAAAAAGGCACTAAGTCACATCCTGGTGGTCCATTCTTAGCTGGTGACGGTGGAGAAGAGGAAATAATTAAATTCTCAGATGGACGTATGGCTCTTAGTCCTAACAAACCTACTCTGTATTATGGTGGTAAAGGAACTGAAGTCTTAAACGGAAAGCAAACCAAGCAGTTCTTTTCTTCTCTTCCAATGTATAAGAAAGGGACAAATAAGCTTGCTAATGGAGCTAAAAAGGCTAAAGAATGGGTGCAAGATACAGCCGGAAAAGCTGTTGATAAAGGTAAAAAGGCAGCTAGTGCAGCGAAGGATAAAGTATCTGATGTCATTGGTGATGTGTGGTCTTATGCGTCTGATCCAGGCAAACTCATGAAGAAAGTCTTTGGTGCGCTGAACCTTAAAATGCCTGATGTTGGTGGGATGATGGGTCAACTTGCTAAGTCGGGTGTAGCTAAAATTAAAGATGGTGCTGTCGGCTTTGTTAAATCCAAAATGGATGAATTCATGTCATTTATGGGTGATGGCGGATCTTACAGTGGGATTGGTGGTTATTATTTAAGCAATCCATTTCGTATTACTACGAACTTTACACCGGGCGGAAATCCCAACGATAAAGTCCACAAAGGCGGTGTCCATAAGGGGCTTGACCTTGCAGCTCCAATGGGTACGGCGATTAAATCATTAACAGATGGGATTGTTCAACAGGTTTTAATTAGTAATAAAACAGCTGGTAATGGGGTTCGTATCAAATCCGGTAGCGATATTCTATCATATATCCATATGATGAGTGCACCTAGTGTCAAACAAGGTCAACGTGTTAAAGAAGGTCAGATTATTGGTCGTGTTGGTTCTACTGGTTTTTCTACGGGTCCACACTTGGACTTGAAAATTAAAAGGAATGGTTCCTACATCAATCCTTTAACCTATTTACAAGGAAAAGCTGGTGGTGGCGGTAGCGTATCCGGTGGTAACTATGTCGGAAAGTATGCATCCATTATCCGTTCTGCAGCTGCACGTTTTGGTGTAAGCCCTGCGTTAGTAGCAGGTATCATCAAACAAGAATCAAAATTCAATCCCAATGCACGTAGTCCTGTTGGTGCTACTGGTTTAATGCAACTTATGCCTGCAACTTCACGTTCTATGGGTGTTAAAAACCCGCGTAATCCTCAACAAAACATTATGGGTGGAACGAAATACATTTCCCAAATGTTGCGAATGTTTGGTGGTAATACAAAACTAGGTTTAGCAGCTTACAATGCGGGTCCTGGTAACGTCAAGAAGTACGGGGGTGTTCCTCCATTTAAAGAAACACAAAACTATGTACGAATAGTTATGGCAAACGCTAGAGCTTTTGGTGCACAATTCAAAGGTTACTTTAAAGGCGGAATCGTTAAAATGAAGCAGCTTGCTTGGCTTGCAGAAAAAGGCACGGAGGCTGTTATTCCTTTAGAGAATCAACGTGATCGAGCATTACAATTATTCAAATCTGTCGGAGAACATTTCGGATTTGATATGGATGCACTTATGAATCCACAGTTGCAAATGGCTGGAGCTAGTAGTTTTTCTAATGTCCAAAGTGCTATGACAAGCATGTCTAACAAGGTCTCTCCTGAAGGCTTAAAGCTTCAAGGTAACTCAGGTCAAGTTATTGAAGTAGTGGTTCATAACCATACTGAACTTGATGGTAAAGAGCTTGCGAAAGGAAGCTATAAATACACGACTGAATACCAAGAACGAGAAAAACGCAGTAAAAGCAGTTTCCAAAAAGAGAGGGGGTAAAGTATGGAGTCGAATTTTACATTTAGAAATCAAAGACGAAGTTATCTAACAGTCTTGCGGGGCAGAAAACGCCCTGCTTGGGCTCCTGTGAAACGAAACCTTCTCACAGTACCCAATAGACCTGGTGCCTACCATAAAAGCACAGACATTGATGTAAGACCGCTTGAAGTACCAGTTCGCATTAAAGCTGAAAGTATTGCTGATTTACAAAAGATTAAAGAGGATTTAGCTGACTGGCTCGTAACGGAGTCAGTCGAAGAGCTAATTTTTGATGACGAACCAGATCGCTCCTATTTTGCAATGATAGATGGCGAACTTGATTTAGATGAGCTCGTGAATAGAGGAAAGGGTACACTTAGTTTTATCTGTCCAGACCCTTATAAATACGGGTTAACAAAAATTCAAAGATCTAATTCAGGTACAGTCACAGCTCGTAATGAGGGTAGTGTTGAGGCACTCCCCACTTTCGAAATAGAGGTCGATGCTGATTATACCAATATTGATATCTCAAATGGAGACTTGATGAATCGTATTGGAAGAGTTATAAATATTGAAGATTATGCAGTAAACCGTGAGGAAATAGCACTCAGTGATTCTCTTTCAACTATAACAGGTTGGGCAAAGACTGAAGGCGCTGTTCATATTGATGGATTAGCTACTGGAACTATGAAATCAGATGGTTCACGTTTTTTAGCTGAAGATTTTGGAACTGTAGTAGAAGCTTGGCACGGTCCTTTTTATAAAAAGTCTATTGGTCAAACGTTAACTGACTTTCGAATCGAAACCATTGTAGAGCTAGTAAATACAGGGGAAGACAAATTTGGGAAGGTTGAATTTTATCTATTAGATGAAAGTAACCTTCCTGTTTGTATGTTAACAATTAAGGACGTTGATTCATCTGGAAAGCGTATATACGCAACGCTACGTACAGGTGGCGGTGATCAAGGATTTAAAGATTTAATTAGTACTCATGGAGATAAGGAAGCGACTTTTTGGAACTTTTACGGAATGCTGAGAATTGAACGCACCCGTAATCGTTGGACAGCATATGTAACGGTTATTAACAAAGATACAGGAAAACACGTAGCACGCTCCTTTGTAGAGTACTATGATACTGAACAACAATTTACACGAAATCCGGCTCAAGTCGGTGTCTACATGGCTCAATATGGGACAAGAAAAGTAGCCTCTCTAAGAGCCTACGACGTGAAGGTATGGAAACTTAATCTTTTAACAGAAAATCAAATTCCTTATATCGTGAGTGCAGGAGACATTGTTACATTTGATCATAAAAATCAAGTCATTCTAATTAATGGCGAACCTCGAATGGATCTAAAAGCCTTTAGTGGAGAGTTTTTTAAATTGAATAGAGGAGTCAATACAATCTCTATAAGTCCACCTTTACCAACAAAAGCAACTTGGAGGGAACGATATAAATGATACATTTATTAGATTATAAAACTGATAATATTGTTGCCTTTTTAGAAAATAAATTACAAGATGCAGTCCACTTACGAAATATGGACTTGGAAGAGACCTTTCGTTTTGAGTGGCCTGTAAACGATGATAAAGCAAAATATATCATAGGTCGTAACCGAGTAGTTATTCCTGATGATAAAACCGGATATCGTGAGTTTATTATAAATGAATTAGATAAAGATGCTGACAACGTAATTGCGTATTGTTCAGCATCTTTTTTAGATTTAAAAAAACAAAAAATCATTTCTCCTCAAACCTTAACGGGTCAAACGGTAAACACTGCAGCAAACTGGGTTTTAAGTGGCACAGAGTGGGAGTTAGGGACCACTGATTATTCAGGTATACGCCAAATTACGTTTGAGTATATGAACACTTATGACGCTATTCTACAAGTGAAAGAAACGTTTGGTTGTGAAATCTCTTTTCGAATTGAAATTGACGGAAATGAGATTGTAAAACGTTATGTAGACCTTGTAACGAGTCTTGGAAAGTTTGATGGGAAAGAAATCACCTTTGGGAAAGATTTATCGGGAATCCGTCGCAAGGTAAACTACGATAACTTGGTTACGTCTCTAGTTTGTATTGGTCCTGAAAAAGACGACGGAACACGGTTAACAGTGACTGTGGAAAATGAAGCTGCTAGGCAACGATGGTGCCGTAATAACGGTAAGCATCTAGTAGATCTTTATGAACCTGAATCTAGTGATCAAACTATGACAGTGCAAAGATTAACTTCTTTGGGACTAACTGAATTGAACAAACGGATTATGGGTTCTATTGAGTATGAAGTGGAACAAGTCACATTAGATTCAGTTCTAGGACTTGAGCATGAAAAAGCTTCATTTGCTGATACATTACGTATTAAGGATTTACATTACGTTCCTCCTCTTTATTTGGAAGCACGGGTAACAGAGGTTGAGCGTCCCTTGTTAAACGTTTCCGAGAAGACTTATAAATTAGGTGAATTTATGGAGTACTCGCAAGATGAGGTTATGAGCCTTAATTAAAAAAACATAAAGTTTGGAGGTGGTTACTATGTATCAAGTAGGAAATTCAGTGGAACAAGTATTTGGTGGATCAGTTATTAAACAAGGGGATCGGACACCATTAGGATTTAACTTCAGAGATGAAAATGGAGAATTAGTCAGTCTTACAGGTGCCACAGTCCAATTCAAAATAGCTAGTAACAAAGGCGTTGTAGTAGAGAAGCAAGCAACGATATTTGATGAATACACCGTGAAATTTTCACTTGGAGAAGAGGATATTACAGGTGCTGGAGATATGAGAATTGAATTTATCGTCACTTACTCTAGTGGTCTGCAAGAAAAGTTCCCTTCAAATGACTGGCAACGAATAAGGATTACTCCTACGTTAGAAAATGTTGAAAAATATGGAGTTGGCTATATTACTTTTGAAAAGTTAATGGGGGAATTCCAGAATCAATTTGATGAACTTACAGATGATGTAGAACCTCGTCTTGCAAATGCTGAAAAGAATGCAAGTGTTGCTGAAAGCAATTCCACACAAGCTGTTTCTATTGCTAATAGCATACAGGAACAGTTTAATCAGGTAGTGATTGAAGGGGACTCTTCTGTTGAAGCAGCGCAAGCACGAGTAGACTTATATGGAACTGAGTTTCACACGTTAAAAGAACGAGCTGACTATACACAAATTGAAATCCAGCAGCATGGAGCCAACGTTAAAACGTTTGGTGCAAGTGGTTCTGATCAATCTACAACAGGAAGTATTTCTGCAAGCTCTAATAAATTAACATTATTAGATGTGAAAGATTTTAAAATTGGTCATGGAGTAAGGGTATTAGGAGCTTATAATATTCGTGAAGTGGTTTCTTTAAAAATCACAACAGCTGCTACAACTAATGGGAATGTAACGGTTTATTTAGACGAAAGTAATACGAATGTCTCTTTATCCAACGGGGACACTCCTACCACGGTTGCCGCAAAGATAAGGGGTGCTACTTTTCCTGGTTGGACAACAGGTGGTACTGGCGATACTGTTACATTTACAGCAAATGGATATGGAAAACGGTTATTTTATTATAACCGCAATAGTACAGGCGCAAATGGAAGTACTACATTAACTACAGCTGGTGAAGCAGATTTAACTACTATTATTACAGCAATCAGCGGAAAATCCTTAACGTTAAGGGATTTAGCAAATACATCTGTCACCAATGCAATAGTATATCACGAAGATACAGAAGCAATTAGTAACGCGATTGATTCAATTGAAGCGGGTAAAGTCGTTTTTCCGCAAGGTGTTTACAACTATCGTTATATTTATAAACTTAAAAATAATATCTCGTTTGAAGGATATAAAGCGAAATTAGTCACTTATTCGGTTGTTGGTGATGTGAAAAACAACTTTCATATTCAAGGTTCAAACATCGAAGTAAGAGATCTTGATTTTGATTTCAATCGAGAGTTTAATACAGATACGACATTTAAACCGCAGTCCTATGCTGGGGGAAATAACCACGTTCGTCTTGGTGGTGATCGGGTTTCTGCTGCAAACGGAGGTTGGCAAGATAATTTATTAATTGAAAACTGTAAAGTGAACGGTGGTTATGCCGGTGGTATTGATATTTATTATGCCAATAACGCTATCGTAAGAAATTGTGATGTAACCAATACATTAGGTAACGGAATAAATTTTTCTAACTGTCAGCATGATATTTTAGTAGAAAACTCCACAGTAGATAATACTCGCGATGATGGAATACAAAACGTGTGTGATACAGGATGGAAAAAACTCACTAAAAAATATATAGTCCGTAACTGTAAAGTACTAAATTCTTATGCAAAAGGCATTTCAACTACAGGAGCTGATACCGTTCTGTTTGAGGGTAACTATGTAGATAATACGTATGGTGGCGGTATCCAGCCTTTCTACGATTCGTACTATCAACTCGGAAGAAGTCGGAATGTAGTAGCAAGAGATAATACCATTGTAAATGCAGGAAAGAATTACGGTCCTGGAAAATACAAAACGTCCGTCTCCGCGAATGCTGATGGTATTTATATTTCAGCTGATACAATGGAAGTTACATTAGAGAATAACCGCATTTATTCATCTGCACGTTACGGTATTATCGTCATTAATGGTGCAAAAGAAATTGAAATCAAACGAAATCGTGTCATTGGTTCGGGTTCCAGTGGAATTGCAATAGGCGACATTAATGATACATCGTATTCATCTGCTTATGAAGTTTCGATTATTGATAATCGTATTAAGGACTCTGCCAATTATGCAATTACATTGGGTGGGGTGAATGAAGGGGTTGTCTCAGGAAATCGGGTTAAATCATGGGGGAATTCAAACTTCCCTATATACATTAGAAATTGTGCATATATTTTATCTGATAACAATTTAATTAACGATGTTATCACAGATGTTTGGAAAGCTGATATAACTTACACTGCTGGTACGTATATTACGGCCGTTGCTACTGATGGTAATGTTCATATTTACAAATGTACAACAGCAGGTTTAAGTTCATCTAGCACACCTACTTGGTCTGCAATATCAGGAGCAACAGTTTCAGATAATGAGGTTATATGGACAGAATCAGGTACAGGAACAACACGAGGATTAACATCAAACCTTATACGTGTAGAAGGTACAAATATCAGTGTTACAGCGGGGAAAGATAATCGCTTATTAAATAATGGATCCGATTATCCTAATAACAGTATTGTTCTTGGAGATAGAAAGCTTGCCTTTTCGTCTGGAATTCCTACATCTAATGTTTGGAAAGATCGAGATGTTATTTTTGATTCTACTTCACTAGTTGGTGGAAAAGTTGGTTTTTGGTGTAGACGTGGTGGGAGAGCTGCCCCTATGTGGTCTGCTTCTACAACTTATACAGTTGGTCAGTATGTAGTGCCTACATCTGATAATGGTTATTCATTTAAATGTATAACTGCTGGAACATCAGGATCAAGTTCTCCTACTTGGAATACAGCTACAGATGGAACTACAACAGATGGCACTTGTGTATGGCAAAGAGTTGAAACATCAGCTTTATTTAAACCGTTCGGAGCTATTGATGCGTAGATGTAAATAAAAAAGAGAGGGAATCCCTCTCTTTTTAA